ACTTTTTCAATATCCATAAGCTTAAATAGCACGTTGTAATCAAGACCAAGTAAAACACCTTGATCAGTTCGCCATTGTGTTTGTATTTTTAAAAAGAAAGTTATTGCCTCCAGAGCTTGCGGGATAATCTCAAAATCATCTGATTGTGTCATCTCTTCAGGCAACGTCAAACCAAAGGCGGCGGCATCCTCGGCTAATCCATCTTTTGACGGTGGGCCATTACACCAATACTCAGCCGCCTCAGTTAGTTTTTTGCTTTTGCCTCTACTAACGAATCAAAATAAGATTCAATAATTGCACTGGCAAGCATTGGAATATCAAGGATTTGCTTTTTAGTCTTGTTAGAGAATGGAACGGGTACACCTTCACCGTCTTCTATACCTTCCCAACCGACAAGAACTTCATTAGCGATTGATTGATCAGTGATACCACTAGTGTCCTCTTCCCCCTCTTGGATTGACTTTACGCGCTTTTGTACTAACACTTGAATCTCATTAATTCGCGTTTGTGGTAGCTGTTTAAATTGAGCATCAAATGATTGCTCTTTCCTTGTGCCGTTTTCAGGTTGGTAAAATGTAACGGGCCAACTATAAGAACTTGAACTTTTTAAAATAAATGACATGCGAAAACAATAGCCATACGTAGACTAAGCAACTTTATTTAATTCGCAAGTTTACATCGTTACTATTTGAACCTCATCATTACCAGTTGAGCCGGGTGTTGGTACAAACGGTAGATTTAACATTTGGATACCGTCGCTGTCTGAATAAGTTGGGTTTCCAATATCACAGATAGGCATTACTAAACCGATTCTGTTGCCTGCTGTTGTGCCATGTAAGCAAGAAACAACGCCCGTTGTATTGTCGTTTGCAATGGTGAAATAATCCTTCTGAGCAATGGTTGGGGCTTCTATGACAATCTCACCGGCTGGCGCTCTGTTTGTGAGAATCACACTTTTATCAGCTCCTACTAATTCCCTAGAAACAATGTCATTATTCATATCAACGCTAAGGGACTGAATCGCGGCTGATGTGTAATCAAGAACTGCTGACGCTGTTGTATTTCCTTGTTTAAAGAGTACGGGTGTCGCTTGGTTGGTATATGTTCCGCTTAAGGCTGTATCAGTAGGACTGTTATAAGTCCCTGTCATGTTGAAAGTTATTGTTGGTATCGCATCAGTGGAAAGGGAAATCGAAAAACTTCCTCGACAGCCTGTGCATAAATGTTGGACACCAGAGTTATTAAACTTAATAGTGCAGCTCTCAAACGACGAACTAACTGGGGCGTATTTGTTACCTGCTGATATTGAATAACCTGATGATGAGCCGGGTACAAATGTATCTGTACTTGCTACAACTGTTGCGACTTTTGTTGTGCCGTTATACGCGGTAATTAATCCACTATGTCCGTTACCTGTACCTGATGTAATTTCAATTCTATGACCGACGTAATAACCATCTGTTGCGCTTGGTCCTGACGCTGCAAGAGTAATACTGTTTGCACTTCCAGCCTGACTGCTACCAGTTACCGCACTTCCTAACGCCTGAACATTCATTCCACAACTTCTTAAAAGCGCGTCAATCTTGGAGGCCGTTGCTGCTGTTCCAGACCCGGCATATTCAATCTCTGCGGTAATAGCAACCCTTGTATTTGCTAATAGCTGGTCAGAGTTTCCCAAATAACTTCTAATTACATCGCGGGAAATAGTTTCCGATTCAATCGGCGTAACATCAATTGACCTACACAAGACCGCATCTGTTCCCGCTGGGTTGCTTGAGGTTCCATAACTACTTTCAATCTTCACGGCTAACAAGCGTGATCTACTCAGCAATGCCATTTGTTAAAACCTCAAACGCTCAAATTAATGTTGCTTCTATATTAATACTATTTGCTACGTCTACATATTAATTATGCAGAAAGATCTGTTTGACTTGTTCTATATCTGATTTCATACGTTGAACTAATCGCGCCTAATGCTTGGTCAGCATCGAGAAGCTCAAAATCTACACTCTGAATTTGTATATCAATAGCGTTCCCGTTTAGCGTTAAATCTGAAGTTAAATTTGAATGTAATGATTCAATTGTTGGGTCAGCGGCTTCATAGGGTGTTGTGCTTGCGCTGCCATTGACTAAACAAACGATTCTGACTTGTAGCGTCCATTCAATTTTAGGAAGCGTTGAGGCGTGACTAGCATTATCAGAAAGAGGCTCAATGACTAGAGCTGGAAGTTGTGAACGATTTGTAAGAGGGGTTACTCTTTCTCTGTAGATCCTCGAAGAAACGCCCGTTGTCCCTGTTAAGGCTGTTTTGATTTGATCTAATATGTTTTCCCTAATCGTTGTCATCAGACTTTAGATAATGAAATTTCACAAGTAAGATTATCCAAATCCGCTTGATTATCTCTCACAACATAATTAACAGAATTAACGGCGATAGAATCACCAGCAACTAAAGAACCAAAATCAGAAACTTTCGCAACTGCGACAAAATCTGTGAATATCACTTGCCCATCAAATGCAATCGATGAGGGTTGATTAAGGATTACATCCCCAGTTGTTCCCCCTGCTGTAGCACTAACAGCAAAGTCACTAAAAAATCCTGTTAGGTCGTCACTCAGCGCCATTCTCTTGTACTTCTTCTAAAATTGACTTAACCTTTTTAGCTTTTGGTTTTGCAGCGGGTGGAGTTGGAGGACATGCGGGGGCCTCATCCTCTGCTGTTGCTTCTCTTGCCTTTCCCATTGCAATTAATGTAGAAGCATCTTTGTCACTAACGTCATAAACC